AATGGAAACGAAAGCGAAGCTGTTGGTATTGCTTTCTGTAAGCGTTTGCTAGGTGAAGATACAAATTGGGCACAAACTAGCTATAATGCTAATTTTAGAAAGTATTATGCTGGTCCTGGTTTTAAATATGATCCAGTACTTGATGAATTTATCCCACCTAAACCACCAGCACCATATCCATCATGGATATATGATGAAGAACATAATTCCTGGAAACCTCCAGTTAACCCTACAGAGATGCCAGATAAAGATCATATGTTGAAATGGAATGAAGAAACTGTTTCTTGGGAAGTAATAGTAAGAGAACAAAGTACTTCTATTAACAGTAGTGAAAATTTTCCATCTGCATGGTTAACAGATCCAAATAATCCATATTTTAGTATTCCAGGAGTAAGAGCAAACGGATAAATGAAAATGTTTTTTTATGAAAGATTATTAATATATATAACTAATAACAGTATTAATTATTAATTGGATAATATAATGAGTATTTTCTATTACGATGCGAATCATCGCATTTATCCTACACAATTAGATGCTATAGCTTCAAATAAAATGTGTAATTTCTATTATCATGATGAAGAAATGCGCAAATATGATTGGAAAAAACCGCCAATTGAAAGTCTGCAAGAATTGTATAAACAAAGAGCTCAGCAGCTTAGAGATGAGTATGAATATATAATACTCTGTTATTCTGGTGGCGAAGATTCTATGCAGATGCTCGAAGCGTTTTACTATAATAACATTCATATAGATGAAATCGTTACAGTTGGAGCTTTTTCTCAAGATTCTTTCAAAGGTTCAAATGAAAATCGAAATGGGGATGTTTATCTAAGCGCGATGCCAACATTGAATGAGTTACATCTACCAAAAACAAAGATAACAGCAGTTGATTATACTGAATGGTTTAATGATCCAACTAATTTTACTTTAATTAATACGTATGGAAATGAATGGATAAAATATACAGGTGCTTATCGAAGTCTCCATATTTTATTTTGGTATGATTTTAAAAAATTTATCGGAAAGAATAACAACAAAAAAACAGCTTACATCTTTGGATGTGATAAAGCTAGAGTTGTACATATCCCGTCAAAAAATCGTTCAGTACATTATTTTGATGATACAAGTGTTAATAGTTATGGCGGAGCTTCGTTAATTACAGAAAATTTTAATCGTATCAATTTTTATAGCGATCCTGATGAATAATGTATTAAAATAATAATTAAACAAGCTCATACAATATTAGAATATAAAAAATATTCTGAACTTGATGATAAACAAAGCTTATCAGTTGAAACAGGAAAGCTAATATACGATCTTAAAAATCCTGTAAGATTTACTTCAAATAAATCAAAAATATCTCATTTAAGTCCAAGAGATAATTTTATATTAAATAAAAAAAATTCAGATATTTTTAAAATGTTTATTGAAGGTGTAAAAATTTTAGAAAATCACACACCTTCAATATTTAAACATTCTTTACCTTGTTTTTCTAGTAAAGCTTATTATCTCGAATGATTTACCTTATAATATTTTTATTTTGGACTTTGATAATTTACTGGATGCATAGATTAGTCCACATTATTCCTATCCTTAATGATATACATGCAGATCATCATAGATATGTTATAAAGAATGAAGTTAGATGGCACTGGTCTAATTTATTTTTATACAATGATACTTGGTTAAGTACTATTGATCTTTGGATTACTGAAGTGATTCCAACGTTAATCATTAGTTGGATATTTGGTTGGTGGTTGTTTGTTGCTTATTATTTCTGGGCAGCATTTATACAAGAACGCATCGAACATAACGATAATTTTAATTATTACCCTTTAACAAGCGGAAGATGGCATATGAATCATCATACATCTAATAATTGTAATTACGGTATATTTATCCCGATATGGGACATACTCTTTAGGACCCATAAGAATGGCTACAGAGAATAATTGGTTAAAATCAAATATTAGAGATAGATTAATTAATAAAGATATTAGTCTAGAAATAACATTAAAAAAAATACAATATGATAGGATTTCTTTTGAAGAAGCCTCAAAGAAAGTTGTAGAAAAAATACTAAACAAATATAACAATATATACATTCCTTATAGTGGAGGTATGGATTCAGAATATGTTTTTAATTGTTTTTTAGGACATGATGTTAAAACTATAATCGTCGATACTCCTGTAAATAGAGAAGAATCTAAATTTGCATTTAAACGGTGCAATGAAGTTGGAATAACTCCAATAGTTATTGAAAAAACAGAAAAAGAATTAATAGATATCTATTTTAATCAAATTTATAAAAAAATTAAAGGACCAGGATTTAATGCTACATTTGCACTAGTAGCAGGACAATATGCAGAAGAAAAACAAGGTAATGTAGTAATAGCAGAACACGGCTACAATGGATTTAACGAGTGGGATTTTTACAATGATGCATTAATCGATGAAAAAAATAGTATATATTTTTTCTTATATGATCCGGAAATTTTTTATTCAATGAAACAAGAATATATCGGTGAAGATGATCAGATATTTAAAAAAAGATTGTATAATATTCCTATAAGACCTAAAATGAGAGCAAAATACTCTAAAGAAGGGAGATATGTTATTGACACCATATTAAATAATTTTGAAAAAAATCTATTTAAGGATTCAAATTACACTATTAAAATGGTAGACTAGATTAAATAATATCATGATTAGACTATTATTACTTTTATTTATTGCTTCTCAACCTGCTGTGTCAAAAGACTTAATACCTATTATAACTAGAAATGGTCCAACCTCAACTGGATATATTACTACAGTACCGTTTATTAACAAATTAAATTCTATACAGGATAGATATGAATTTGTTTTACAAACAGTTAGTGGTGCACACGGTGAGGCTGCTGATCAAAAAGCTATAGCTATGGCTAGGTCTGGTAGAAAAGTTCTTTGGACCGGCCCTATATCTTCATTTACTGTTAATAGATTTGAAGTAGGAAATACCTATGATAGAGATAATGATTTCTTCTTTATTACATCTCTTGCAACTACTCCGTTCTCTCTTGTTACACATCCAGACGATACTTCTAAAAATGTTGACGATTTTTTTAATTCATTAAAAAAGAAAAAAGAGATATTCTTAGGTGCTACTATGGAAGCTGGCTCTACTATATTTCTTTCTAATATCCTATTAAAGAATTATAATACAAAAGCTACTATACTTAGATATAAAGATTTTACGGAAGTAGGTAGCGCTATTCATAAAAAAGAAGCTGATTATACTATCTATGTATCTCCTACTAATAAGATGCTATCTCTAAAAGAGATACTAAATTCAGGAAAAGGTAAGAATTCTGGCATTGAGTTTGGAATATCAGATTTTGAATCGTTTACTTCTAGCTCTTTTGCCACTCCAAAAGAATTAAAAGATTTTGGATTAGAAGTTAAACCTTATTTTGATCAGCTATGTAATGACAAAGATATTATTGATATGTTAGAAAAATACGGTTATTTAAAAACTTGTTTTAATGACGAAGAAATGAAAAAAAGAGTAGCAGCTGAACTGAAAATGTTAGAAAAAAATAAATGAAAATTATATCAGAAAATTCCGATCCTCTGCTTAGAAATGGGTATTATATCTATAACAATAATATCCATACTGATAGACATACTATAGCAGAAGAAATGATGATTTTAGGAAATCCAAAAGAAGTTAAATATTATTTTCACGATCATTTTTTTAAAACTCTAAATTGGGAAATTGAACCACCTCAATCTTTACCGGAACTTTATAAAGAAAGAGCTATACAATTAAGAGACAAGTATGATTATCTTGTATTAAGTTTTTCTGGAGGTTCTGATTCTAATGAAGTATTAGAAACATTTTTACAAAATAACATTTTCCTTGATGAAGTATTTGTTTCAAATTGGGAAAAAGCTATTAGTAAAGTTAATAAAAAAGAATTACTACAAGACGAATATTTAAAATTTTTATTAGAGTACGATTTAAGCGTAGTTACTATGTTAAAAAAAATAAGAGAAAAAAGTCCAAACACAAAAATTACACTATTTGATAGTAGTGATTTTTTATTTAATGAAATAAAAACTAGAAAATTTGAAATGTTAGGAATGTCTGAAAAAACAGGAACTTATAGAGGAATAATGGTACCAATACCTTCAACTGTAAAATTAGTATGTGGATATGCTATGAATATGTCAATAAAAAATGCAAATTCTGCACTAATATTAGGAATAGAAAAACCTATAATTTCAGTAGATAAAGATAATGTATATTTTTCTTTTAGCGATTCTGGATACACATATGATAAATTAATAAACAATAAAATTATTGATAATGTTTATGTACCTGAATATTTCTATTGGTCTCCTGACGCACCGTTGATACCGATAAAACAATCTCATGTTGTTAAAAGAGAATTAGAAACTGATAGATTTTTTTACACTCAATATATGATCACGCGAGACGAAGCATATAAACATAACAAATTTGATAAATTTGGTCTTAATTTATGGCATGATTTTGATAAAATATTAATGTATAAAATATATACTCATAACAATTATAGTTGGGTTGCTGGAAAACCTAGAAAGTTAAGTCCTGAATTGTACTTATTATCAAAATATGATAAAGATCTATCTGCAATTATAGTAGGAGCTCTTAACGAAAGCAATGAATATAGATCAAGAAAATATGCAAATATTAATCCAATAATGAAAAAACGAACCATAATGACGGATCCTTACAAGATAGGTAAACTTAATCTTTCTTGGAAAAAATAATACTAATTAATTGAATCTAATAATTCAAATACAGTATCAATTTTAGCCCGAGTAACACGGTTACCTAATGTATTTCGGATACCTTGATGTACAGGTTTGGGCCAACGATCTATTAAACACCAAGACCATCCCATATGTTCATCACTTAATGATGGGATAAATTCATCTTTTACAATACATATATAAGTTTGGAAATTAAAATGCTCATCGTCGCTAACAAATGATTCGAGGGGAATTGATTTAATTACTTCAGGAAAGAATCCTATCTCTTCAGTAACTTCACGCTTAAGACCTTCCCAGAGTGATTCGCCCTGTTCAGTTTTACCACCAACTAACCCCCAGATGCCTTCTTTCTTACCAGAAGCTTTCTGTAATAGTAGAAATCTCTTAGTTTTCTGGCTTAGGAATAACGCTCCACTTCCTTTAACTTTTTTAATCATAAAATATTTGCCTTATAAATCAATATTTAAATAAGCGGTTGCAGCAATCTCACGTACACCGTTATAATAGAACGCTATACCGTCTCCATCAGTAGCTGAACCGCCACCGCTACCGCCTTTACAATCTCTATCTATTACTACGTATATCGGACACCATCCACTTCCTAACCATCTAACAATATCTCCTATTTGTATAGTAACTCTTAAAGTAACATGATCTCTTCCGTAAGCCCATGGTTTAGCATAACTAGGAAATGTATATTCTGTTCTATCATTTATTGCAAATCTACCATTGCTGTTTAAAGCTAATGCACTATACGGTCCTATATAACACCATGGATTCCAATTATAGCTAGAAACATATGGAGGACCATATATGGGTGTAGGTCTTTCACTTTTTCCACTACCTATCATATGATCATAATCATACCCTATGATATCCTGTGCCCAGTTCTGATAATCTAAAGTATAATAATCATTTGAAATCCTTGGCATATACATCCAAAATCCATCTTGTTTTCTAATGCGTAGATAAACACCATCAGTTCCACTTCTTGAATCCATAGGTGGACCATACCCTACTCCGCCACATCCCATAAATATACCGGATTCTGGAACACCAACAACCATATCAGCTATATTAAATACAGTCTTACCATGTGCATCGTTAAGTGTTATAGCGGTACCGCTACCTTTTTTTTCTAGTGCTGCTCTTAAATATGAATTGTTTATATCGATATATGTTGCATATAATGGAGTATAATCTGGAAGAGCATTAAATTGACCACTTGATCTAAACGTATGCACTGTGTATCCATTACTAGAAGATACATCTCCGCCACTATACTTTTGATTACCTTGATAACGGATAATAACTATACCGGATCCACCGTCACCACCACCACCACCAGTGCCACCATTTCCAGTATTAGGAGAACCGGCTATACCTATTTCAGTATAATATGATCCTCTTGCACCTGTAGCATAGGTTAGATTAGCTCCACTAATTGAACTTATAAGCCCGGGACCACCAGCGCCAACACCACTACTATCACCATAGTGAGCATCTCCGCCAGCACCGTCGCCGCCACGTCCGCCAGCACCTCCGCCGCCACCTGGATATGTAAAGCCAGTACCGCCCATGTTACCTTGGCCATAAACTCCACTACCCCCGCCTGCTCCGCCACCGGTAGAGTACCCTCTACCACCACCGCCTGATCCACCATTAGCACCTAGATAGTTAGCTCCACCATAGCCACCACCACCACCGCCACCACCACCGATAGCAGTTATACCAAATGCAGTAGAATCTCCACCGTTTCCGCCAGTTGTTCCAGTAGATCCACTACCACTACCACCAACTATGATTGTAAAATTAGCAAAAGAAATAAGGCCATCGCCAGTTACAACGCCTCCTGCACCACCACCACCACCACCACCGTAAGAACCAGTAGCACCACCACCACCACCACCGGCTACGATTAACCATTCCATATAAACGGTACCAGGATTACCAGTTTGATAAGTTACGGTTGATAAAAAAGGATATGCTTGGGCAACATCGAGCATAGATATATAAGGTCCAGTTGCTCCTGAATACGTTATTACAACTTTGCCGTTAGCACCAGCACCAGTAATTTGAGTATAAATTCCACCACCACCTCCACCACCGGGTTGAGATCCAGCTAAAACATTACTGCCATTACCACCACGACCTCCAGCACCACCATTATCAGAAATGCCTCCATCAAAATATACACCTCCAGTGTTTATTCCGCTGCCGCCTCCTGCACCTGCATAAGTCCTATTTTGACCTTTACCAGCAGCTTGATTAGTAGTGGAAGAGTTCGGAGCTAGGCCGCCTGCACCGCCCGTTTCTTCTGCAACAAGTGTCCATGGGACAGAAACAGTTGGACTAAATGCTGTTGGCCTAATTGATGGGGTAAGATACACGCCAGGAGGAATACTATTCCATTCGCCGTCACCACCTCTACCACCAGCAGCCCATATAGCATCACCAAATGCAGAATATGATCCACTCAATCCTGGTCCATAACTTGATCCTACATTATTTCCAGGACCACCACTGCCTACTATAACAGTCTGTGTTGATCCAACAGTTAATTGTCCGGGTAATATCGTATACTTTTTATAGGACCCGCCTTGGCCGCCTTCGCTAGCCCAATAAGCATGATAAGCAATGCTACCGGATCCGCCACCACCCCATAATTCTACCGTCATGCTGTCAAATGCAGGAACAGTCCAAGATTGTGATGATGTAAATGTAACTACTGATGACGAATCTGGAAACTTAGAATAAAACGGCATATAATCTCTTAGAGTTACATAAGCAGTATACTCCATACCATTTCCAGTTTGATATGTCCAATAATAATCAATTATGTTTTCATCCGCATCATATCTTGGTTCAACATCTCCAAAAAATATCATAATCTTGTAAGGTTTATTAGAAGGTAAATCTGCAAATAAAAAACCATCTTCTCCATTGATACCAGTATAACCAGCCATGTAAAATAATTTATCGTAGAGATCACGATAATTATAGAAGAATTGCTGATACGGATTTCCATTAGCGGGAAATTCTCTAACTGACACCCATTCATCATATTGATTCTTTCCAAATATTATGTAGTAAAAATAATAATAACTATCAGACTGAGCTGACCAATTAGAAGCATATCCTTTAATTACTGTAGGTAAATGACTAAACCAACCCATTTTTAAACCCTCTTTACTTTGATTTTCTAATCATAATGATAAACGCCATAATCCTGCCATGTATTCTCCGTCAAAACTTTTAGTCCAAACTTCACCATCCCACTTATACTGTATACCAGTTTTTAAGTTCCTAGTATATGCTACATCGGTAATAGTTGAAGCAGGAAATACTACAGACCAATTAGAACCATCCCACTCGATGATGTCATTTTCAATAGCAAAGAAATCATCTCCATCGGAATTTTTCCATGCAACTGGCCCGGTAGCATTTGCCGGATCACCAATAGAATTTAATATTAGATATCTTATTCCATTGGCTACATTCTTAGGATTATACGTTAAAGGATCAATAATAGCATCTATGCTACTACGTCCAGCTATCACTGTGTTTGTGGGAAATGTATCTGGATCCCAATTGACTAACATAACTGTCTGATCAATTGGATCAACAGAAGCAGTACCTACAATATCTGCACCACTTGGTTGTTTTAAAAATATATTGCTAGCACCTGCACGGAACTCACCATATTGATCTAATAGACTAAACCAATTGATATCCTGTCCATACTTAATAGGTAACGCAAATGTTTCATTACTAACACTTTCTCCATCAGCTACAAGTTTAACCCTATTATCTGTTACGATTATGCCGTAATTACCAGGAGTAACATATACAGGTGATGCAGGCTGTCCACCAATAAAGTCAGGAGTTAATTGACCAGTTTCTGTGAATATATTACTAATAACAGTTTGAACAACTCCAAGACGTTTGACAGACCCTGGAGGGGTTAACCAAATCGGAGTTTCAAATTCCATAGTAGCAACATCGATATCACTATCAACACCTACTGGAATAGTCCTGCTGCTAAACGTTACATCTTGTAGATATACAACAGTTAAACTTGTCCAATCAACATAATTATCAGTAGTCTGTATCTCAAAACTAGGATTAAACAATACTAATATCTGCTCCATTACTTGTAACTTTTGCTCAGTATTTGTAGTCCATATGTCTGCCTTAAAAGTTAACTTATAAGGCGTTGGCATTAATCTTTCAATAGTATAGTTTTGACCTTGACTTGTTGTATAGGTATTAGTAGTAGGATCAATAGCACGTTCGCGAATATGTATCTTATTAATATATGATGCATCTGCTAATCTACTAGTATCTAATTCTATATCAGAAATATAAAGAGTAATACGAGGAGCACTTGGTAACGTGTTTTCAGAATTATTTTTAAGAATAGAAGCTACCTGTCGGCTCATATCACCGTATAGCACTGGAACGACTTTCTCAGTACCATCACCTGCACGAGTTTTAAACCCACTAAGCATTCGTAATGCTTGGGCTAGATATCGTCGGACCTGACCATCATAGAAGAATTCCGATGTACTTCAACGGCGTTAAACCGAAGCCTCCATAATATATATCATTAGAAATCTGCCTTTGGTTTCATTGCTTTACTAAGAGCAACTCTCTGTGGTACTGAACTTTGATATAGATTCCAAGTTATAAGATCACCAACTTTTAATGGATTGGCAGTAATAAATCCTACAAATCCACTTTCATTGCGTACATCAGCAACTGTCATAATCTGCTCATTAACGAATGTTTCTACACCGTAAGTATTTACATATGGGATCCTAGTAATGATTTTACTACTTTGTAAATCAAGTGAAGCAGTAAAATCACTAACACGGAATACCATTGGATCAGAAATTGTAAATGTATCAGTATACAGTAGATTAATATTAGTAACGGCTTTATTATTAGTAAATCTAGTCTTGAGTTTTTCTCTACTATCTGTGTTTGTCATAGTCATTCTTACATTGTCTTCAAACTTAACCCAACGGGCTCCGTCAAATCTAAACATTCTAGTTGGTAGATAATCAGTCCTCAAGAAATAATCACCCTCAGCCGGGCCATCTGGAAACTGTATTCCAAAACCGTATGGAGAACCATTTGGTGGAAAATCTCCACCAACTAAGTACCCTTGATAGCCGCTCTTTGTTGGAGTCTGTGATACTTGATCAGCTGTACCTGGGGTATCAACTGTAGTAGTACTGTCTACTGTTTTGATAGCAGTTTCGCCATTATCATCAACTTGTAATGTATAAAAATTACGTGTGCTATAACCACTTTGTGGAGCATTTAATTCTGCTTCAGCAACGATAGCATTACCAATAGCTAATTCTTTTTCATATGTACTCATTAATGCACCTAGTGTAGCTGTACTATCTGCTAGAGTAAAATAAAGTGCATTTGGCGGATTAGTATTAGTTACTTCTGCTGTAACATTATAAAGAACACCGTTATATTTTATAATCTGTCCAGGATAATAAGTTATACTAGGATCATAAGTACCTGCATAATTGTCAGTGTTTATCGGAGTATCAAGTATATCTTTAAATTCTTGACTATCAACGATTGGCTTTAATTTAATCCTAAATAGATGCGGATACCAAGTAACTGAAAATCCTTCTGATCCTCTACTAACTTCTTCTACTACATAAAATCTCTTTAAGCTAGCAGCAAATTCATTTAACGCAAAGTCATCTTTTAAATGAGGCAATTCAAGCACATCACCTGCTATAGGTTTACGTCCTAATACTTCTACACTGTTATTCATATGTACACTCATAAAAACTGTATCATTTTGTAAGAATAATCCAAACTGACTTAGATTAAAATCAATATCCTGTATGCTATAGATACCACGCATAACGTGAATAGTGCTATCATATTTACGATCTCTATTTTCTAAAAATAGCACATCTTGTATAGTTGAAGGTGAAGTAGCAAGGTTTGGATCAGACGGATCAACAGGACCTAGATACTTATGGATATAAATATCAGTTCCACCAACTTGGAACATTTCGTAGACAGTCTTGTCTATAAACTTATAATCGTTTCCCTTTTCTGGGCGATAGAGCGATAAGCGCGGCATATAAGTATTTATTGGTTATGATAAATACCGTAAGCAAAGATTTCTAGGTGAACCATGACCCAACAAATTATCAATGTAGGAACAGTAGCAAACAGTAATAGCGGAGATCCGATACGAACTGCGTTCCAGAAAGCTAACGATAATTTTACAGAATTATATACTCAATCAGGAGCTGGAAATAACTTTACTGTTAGTGTAGGATCAGCAGAACCAGATTCTCCTATAGAAAATCAGTTATGGTGGAATTCCGATAATGCGAAATTATATATTAGATACTTAGAATCTTGGGTAGAAGTAGCACCTCCTGATCCCAGTGGATTTACTGGAAGCAAAGGGTTTACTGGTAGCAAAGGAACTGTTGGAACACAAGGATTTACTGGATATACTGGATCATCAGGAATTGGATACACCGGGTCAACAAGCACTGGATATACTGGAAGTATTGGCGACAAAGGATCACTTGGAAATACTGGATATACTGGTTCTGCTAGTAATGTAATAGGGTATTGGGGTTCGGTTGGTTATACTGGATCATGGGGATATTACGGTTCAACTGGTGAAACAGGTGAAACAGGATATACTGGATCGGCTAGTGAAGTAATCGGTTATACTGGATCTCAGGGAGATAATGGGTCAGATGGTGATGTTGGCTATACTGGATCAGCTAGTGATGTGATAGGTTATACTGGATCAGAAGGCGTAGGTTATACCGGTTCATGGGGATATGTTGGATCACAAGGCGTAGGTTATACTGGTTCAGCTAGTGATGTGATAGGTTATACTGGATCAGTAGGTAATGACGGAACAGATGGGTATACTGGATCAGTCGGAACTAATGGCTATTTTGGTAGTAGAGGATTTACTGGGAGCCAAGGTGGAATCGGACCGATAGGTTACGTTGGTTCATTGGGATTAATTGGTTTTACAGGTTCGATTGGCAACAGAGGATATGCTGGAAGCAAAGGTGATATTGGAATACAAGGTTGGACAGGATATACTGGATCTGCCAGCACAGTTATAGGATATACCGGATCAAGTATTACTGGATATACTGGAAGTGTTGGTAATCGAGGCTCACTCGGAGAAACAGGATATACTGGATCATCTAGTAATGTAATTGGATATACCGGTTCTCGAGGAACAAGCGGCGAAGTAAATAATGAAACAGCATTTACTCCGTATGATTTAACACACTGGACAGATCCAGTTGATAATTTATTCGATTCATTGAATCAAATAGCATCTAGATTATATGAAATAGAACAGTTCTTAAATAGAATATAAAAAGGAAATAATAATGGTAGACACTGTTGGATTTACTGGTAGCCGAGGCGATATAGGAACACAAGGATGGACAGGATATACTGGATCTATCGGAAATATTGGATACTTTGGTAGCAAAGGATTTACCGGAAGTAAAGGCGATATTGGATCACAAGGATTTACTGGATTTACTGGATCAGCAAGTACAGTTATAGGTTTTACTGGATCAATTGGATATAGTGGAAGTATCGGTAATAGAGGTCCGATAGGTAATCTTGGATATACCGGATCACAAGGTGCTGACGGAATAAACGGATTTACTGGGTCAGCTAGTGATGTGATAGGATTCACTGGATCGCAAGGTAGTGGATATACTGGATCAACTGGATATTGTGGATCAACTGGTGAATTTGGACCAATTGGATTAACAGGATTTACTGGATCAGTTGGAACTAACGGATATTTTGGTAGTAGAGGATTTAGCGGAAGCCAAGGAAATACTGGAACACAAGGACCACAAGGATTTACGGGATTTACGGGATCAGTTGGAACTAACGGATATTTTGGTAGTAGAGGATATACTGGAAGCCGAGGTGATATAGGAATACAGGGATTTATTGGATTTACTGGATCAGCAAGCACAGTTAAAGGATACACCGGAAGTACTGGTAGTAATGGATATACAGGTAGTACTGGTAATATTGGTAACATTGGTTATACTGGATCAGCAGGGTTGAACGGCAATAATGGATATAACGGATCAACTGGTGATAACGGATATACTGGATCAATTGGTACAGGATATTGGGGATCAAACGGGCAGACTGGATCAAAAGGTTATACTGGATCAACTGGATATACTGGATCTGCAGGTGCTGGATATTACGGTTCACGAGGATTTACTGGATATACTGGGTTTACTGGTTCAGTTGGGGCCGGGTATACTGGTTCAGCAAGCACTGTACTTGGTCCTAATGGTTTTACTGGTTCGGTAGGCCTTGTTGGATTTAGCGGATCAAAAGGTACTGGTTATACTGGATCAGCGAGCACAATAGTTGGATATTGGGGATCTAAAGGAGCAACTGGAGCAACTGGAAGTGGTTCAACTGGACCAGCAGGACCAGCAGGTAGTAACGGAGCAACTGGAGCAACTGGAGCAACTGGAGCAACTGGAAGTGGTTCAACTGGACCAGCAGGACCTCCTGGAACAGCAGGTAGTAATGGAGCAACTGGAGCAACTGGACCCGGCGGTGGAGCAACAGGAGCAACTGGAGCAACTGGAAGTGGTTCAACTGGACCAGCAGGACCAGCAGGACCAGCAGGTAGTAACGGAGCAACTGGAGCAACTGGACCTGCTGGACCTCCAGGAAATAGCGGAGGTAGTGGACTCACAAGTAGAATAACTGCAAGTGGTGGTGGTAGTTTAGGAATCGGAGCTACAGGAACATATTCTATAACTGGATTTATAGGTTATGGATTATATAAAATATACACATCTGCCGCAGCATGGGTTGTTATATATGATAGTGTAGCATCCAGAACAGCAGATATAAATGCTGCCCGTGATCAAAATACAGATCCACTTCCAAGCAGCGGCATCATAGCAGAAGCTATTACATCTGGAGAGCAGACTGTAAAGCTAAGTCCGGGTACTGTAGGATTCAGCGACGAATCACCAGCAACTACTGATATACCAATAAAAGTAACAAATCTAAGTGGCATCAGTACAACAATTACAGTTACATTAACTCTAGTATGCTTGGAGGTATAATAGAATGGAAGAAAAACATTTCAATGTAACTGAAGAATTTATTCCAAGTAATAGTTTACCACCAAAAGAAGGAGAGTTTATTGTAATCAATGGTTGCCCATTAGATGAAACTCCTCAAATAATTACTGAAGAAACAGATAAAAAAGAATATTATATTATTGCTAACAATCATTCAGATCTAGATAGTCTTTATTCTGATTTAGAAATCGAAGGTAACTGTCCAAACAATATTGAATCATTGAAACGAATTGTTGAATGTGTGGATCGAAGCCCTAATAGCAGAGCAACTTCATATAATATTACCAACGAAGAAGCTGAATTACTAAAAGAAGATCCTAGAATTAAAGAAGTAGAACTACACCCAAGATATAGGAATGTAACAGTTAAATTAAACTCAACTAAAAGCCAATATAGCAATCGTTGGAGTAAAAGTAGAAATACTGCAAGTGTTAATGACAAAAACTGGGGATTGTTAAGATGTGTAGAAGGTAGCCAAACAGTTCCAACTTGGGGTGGTCTTGGGTTTAGCAACAATGGAGCTAATATACTTCAGACTAGGGCAGCAACAATTAATCTAGCACAGACAGGTAAGAATGTTGATATAATAATAGTTGATGATGTTGATATAATAAAAGACCATCCTGAATTTGCAGTAAATGCAGATGGAACTGGGGGTAGTAGATTAAAATATTATAATTGGTATCAACACAATCCTGCAGTAACTGGCGGAGCAGTTGAAACTTATCCTGATTTTGGTTCATATCCGGGTGCTAGTACATCTAACACATATCATCCTACACACGTAGCAGGTATAGCAGCAGGAAATACACAAGGATGGGCTAGAGATGCTAACATATATCATATATATTTTGGTGTTAAAGATACTAGTTATTGCAGATATGTATTGAATTATGTAAAAGAATTCCACAATAATAAACCAATAAATCCAGAAACTGGTGTAAAAAATCCAACTATAATTAACAATAGTTGGTCACAAATTATATTGGCCAGGACTGATGGCACAACACATCTAATTACTGAAGTTAAATATAGAGGAGTAACTTATACAGCACCATTATACGATGGGTATGATTTAACACCAATTTCAAATATTCAATATTATGGATTTATAGGTGGTTATTTCTGGACACGGCCAACTTCAGTAGCTGATCCAACACCTATGACTACATGTTATTATCCTTGTTATAGGCCTGATAGATACACGCTTAACATACTTGATACATATGGTACTAATAAAATTATTAGTTTAGCACATGCCTCAGGATATACACATTTAGGATCGGCAGGATTTAACTCTTAGATCGGAAGAGCGTC